CTGTGGATAATGATGGTAACTCGGGAACAACTCTCTGAGAATCGCGTATTTGACAGGACCAGACCAGAATACAAAGAGAGCGCGAAAATCGCACTCTCAGAGGGTTTGATAACTGACTTTTAAGACGGTCTGGGGGGGGGGTGACCCGGGCGCGAAGCGCCCCACCCTGTCCCTCTATATTTTTTTTTATTTTTTTTTGCGTTTTGCCGTAATTATCGAAAAACGATATGAGAATAGGCCTATAGGAAAAAAGGGGTGAAAAAATCCTTTTCCGAGGCTCTTTTTAATGTTTTGATTACAAGGATGTTACATTCTTTTACGTTACTTTCGTTACCTTTTTTCATGTTGATGAGAGGAGAATAAGATATTATAGAAAGAGTTTGTTTATTTTTGCTAACGAAACTAACGTATAACGTTTTAACTTGCTGATAATGAATAGATATTTGAGATACGGATTTTGTGGTGATGATGGCTGATTCTTTCCCGTAAGATATTGGTGTTGTTGAGGTTGCCTTGATTTTCGGCAGTGAAAGAAATAATCGAAACGTGACCGTTATTGCGAAAAAAAAAAGATATTTGCGGAGTATGAGTATCGAGCAGAGGATATTGTCGAGGCTGCACCCTGAGAGGGACTCCTTCACGGAGGAGGAGCTGCGGGGCGTGTCGGATGTGCTGTCCGCGGCCCGTTCGCTCGGTTCCCCCTCATCCCCGAAGCGGAGGTATCCGAGCGTGGAGTGCGGTGTCGGGGAGCGGGTGACCGTGTGCGGTGTGGAGTACGTGTGCGTGGCTGTGCCGGAGGGCGTGGACCACCGTGACTGCTGCTCCGGGTGTGACTTCTCGCGTAGGTACAGGAACTGCGACTGCGTGAAGTGCTCGGCGTTCGACCGGCGGGACCGCAGGTTCGTGTGGTACGTGGAGACATCGGGTGAGGAGGTGTGTGATGGGGAGTAGGGTGTCGCCGGTGTGTCCCGCCCTGAGGGCCGAGCTGTCCTCTCTTCTCGGGAGGAGGAGGGCGGCCTTCGACACGCTTGGCCACGTGCAGTCCGCCTCTCAGAGGGTGGACGCGCTGTGCGCGGAGGTGCGCGGGTGCGTTGCCGATTCCGGCCTGAGGTACGTGGACGGGGAGCTGTCGCACTACGAGGACGGGTGCTACGTCCCGATACGCAGGGACGCGCTGATGATGACGCTGGCCAATGTCCTGTACTCGCTGGGTGTCGGGGCCTCGGATGTCAGGAGGATGGCGGACCTTCCGCTGTCGGTGCTGTGGGATATGTCCGTGGAGTCGGACCCGATGCTGGTGCGTTTCGACGACTGCGTGCTGAACCTGCGGACGGGGCGGAGGTCGCCGCACTCCCCGTCCCTGCCTGTGACGTGGCGGATGCCCTACGCCTACGGGGACGGGAGGCCGGAGGCTCCGGAGTGGGAGGCGTTCCTCTCGGAGGTGGTTCCGGATGAGGCTGAGCGGGCGTGTTTGCAGGAGTTCTTCGGGCTGTGCCTGATAGACAGGCGCTCGGTGAGCGTGGAGAAGATGGCCATCTTCGTGGGCGGCGGCGCGAACGGGAAGAGCGTGGTGTTCGACGTGGTGAAGGCGGTGATGGGTCTCGACAAGGTGGGTTTCCTCTCTCCTGACCAGCTGGCCGACCCGAAGCAGGCGGTGACGCTGAGGGGTAAGGTGGTGAACTTCGCACCCGACGTGCGCAAGGGCGCGTCATTCGACTCCGCCCTGAAGGCCCTCGCCTCCTCGCAGGAGGTGCAGGGCTGGAAGCTGTACGAGGGGAACGTTGTGGTGAAATGCCCCCCTCTGGTGTTCGCGCTGAACGAGATGCCGGCGTTCAGGGACGTGACGGATGCGTTCTTCCGGCGGCTCCTGGTGTTCCGCTTCGGCGTGACCATCCCTCCCGACAGGCAGGACAGGGGGCTGGCGGCGAGGATAGCCGCGAGCGAGCTCCCGGGCGTGTTCGGGTGGATCCACGAGGGGGCGAGGCGGCTCTCGGCCAACGGGGGCGCGTTCACCCCGTGCGAGCTGATGGAGAAGGATCTTGAGGTGATAAAGCGCAAGGCGAGGGCGGCGGCGAGCCCTGTGAGCAGGTGGCTGGAGAGGAACGGCCTCTATCCGGAGCCGAGGCATTCGGGGCAGCATCCTCTGAGGGTGGCCCAGAGCCACATCTTCCACGAGCTGCGGGGCAGCGTCACCAAGACGGACATCACGAGGGAGATGGCCTCCCTCGGGGTGTGCAGGCTGAGGGGCGCGGAGGTTGTGTATATTCTTTACAAAAACGATAGCGATGAAGGTAAGTAGAGGCAAGGTCCGGCTTCAGGCCGGCGAGACGAGGGTCGGGAGTTTCGTCCTCAAAGACAAGGACGGAATGATCCAGGTGAGGGACATATCGGGGAGCGTGTTCTTCTCCGTGTCCAAGTCGCTCCCGAAGGGGATGCTGCTGGAATCCATGATCAAGGACGGTGCCGACGGGATCAAGGGGATCATAGCCGTGACGTGGAACTTCCTGAGCGTGGTTCCCGACATGGAGTTCCTGAAGGGTGTCAACAGGCTCTGCGCGGAGTGCGCCGGGCGGCATCCGGAGATGTACGGGGTGAAGCCGGGTCTGACTGACGGGGAGCAGGGCAAGGAGCTCGCGGAGGCGATGCTTGACGAGGCGGCCCGCGGGGAGTTCGCCAAGGCGGCGGAGAAAACGGAGGCGGGGCTATGAGGGTGAGTCTCGGCAGGATGCCGGGGACGGTGAGTCTCCTCCCCTATATCGACATACTGTTCCCGGGACGGTGCGTGGCGTTCGGCTGGATCCTCTGGACGGTCTCGGTTGACTGGTAGTCAAAAAAAAGAGGTTCTTTTCATACCATTGGATATTTTTTTATCCCCGTCTTCGCTGTGATGCGCGGACGGGGCTTTTCGTTTGCCGCCCTTGGCCGTTTCCTTGGGCTTTGGCGGCGTTTCCGTCCTTGGGCGCGCGGTTGTTGGCCCCGTCCTTGGTTCTTGCGTCAGAGGGCTTTATTCCTGCTCCTCGCCCCTTGTCACGGGGACGATGCGGCACATACACCTCGGATGGGCGGGGAGGCATATCTCGGTGAGGGGATGGATCCCTACGCAGAGGTCGTCGCAGTGCCCGCAGTCGAACGACGAGCCCCTGACGACACGGTAGCCGGAGACATCGTCCCTTCCCCTCAGCTCAAGCAGCGCGGCGTACTGGAACGCCTCGTTTATTGAGTTCTGCCCCGTGAGCGTGAGTCCGCCTATGATGTCGGACGAGAGGCCTTGCCCGAACCCCTGCGGAGGCTGGATCCCCGATCGCGCCCACAGCCCCGACCCTGACGGGCTGGCGGAGTGCGTCCTCATCTGGGAGAGTATCGCGGAGGCGGCAAGCCCGCACGCGAACCCGGCTCTCGCCCATGACTCCAGCGAGTCTCTCAGTCTGGAACACCACCAGTCGTAACGCTCCGTCCTGTCCTTGTCGCCCTGCTCCCTGCCAACGTATTCCTCGACTTCCCCGAGGTCGGCCTCCGCATCCGATATGGTCTGCATCACCCGCGTGTTGTTGTCGGCCATAAGGTCGTCTGACAGTTCGAGGAGGATCCTGTTGACCTGCGTGTCGAGGTCGTCGTTGAACGAGAACGTGAACGTTTTTCCGAGGTATCTGTAAGCCTCGGCGAGGGCGAGTATGGCCTTGGAAGCGTCCCAGACGCGCCGCTCGACGTCTCCCCGGACCTTCTCCATCTCTTTCGCCGAACTCTCCCTTGTCATTCTGCCTGTCTGTTGCGGAAGTCGTTGACAGTGTTGCCGGACACGGAAGCGGCGCCCGTGAGCGCGTCATGCTCCTCGTCGAGTACCCTCTGGTACTCCGAGTTCACGCCGAAGCCCAGCTCATAGCCGAGCTCGGAGGCGGTCTGCCTTGACAGCGCGCCCGCTGACCTAAGCTGCAGGATGTTGCTGACCTGCTCGGTCTCCGACATGAAGATGTATGGAAATATCTCGGCCTTGACCCTGAACGCGGAGAACTCGCTGACCCTGCCGGAGTCCACTCCGTAGCCGTGCTGGAAGAGCTCCACCACGTCGTCGAGGAACGGCTGGAAGTGCTGCGCGTCCAGCAATGCCTTCTGGTAGGAGTCGGCGAAGAGCATCTTGACCGTCAGCGATGACATGTCCGCTCCCGACTTGATCTCCGGCGTCTCCACGGCGAAGGAGGACTTCATGATGTTCTTCTCCAGGGCGTTGAGCTGGAGGGTGAACGAGCTGGAGGCGTCAGCCGGCTCCAGATAACCTATCTTGGCGTCCGCGCTCGGTGAGTCTATCCTTGTCGGGGTTCCGTCGAGCGTGGCCTGCATATTCATCGACTCTCCGAACGAGTAGAGGATGCGGAGGGCGTAGGCTGCGTTGTTCTCCGCGAGCTGGCTTATGGCGGTCTCGTAGGCCTCTATGAGGCTCTGGGAGTTCGCCCAGAACGGGGCCCCGTAGCGGTCGTAGGCTATCGGGACGCGCCCGTAGTTGTGCGGTATCGGTTCCTGGTCGATGATCCACGAGGCGGCCTTCCTCCCGTCCGCGTCCATCCGGTAGCGGCAGTATCGGGTGTCGTCCCACACGTCGAGGAACTCCGTGAGCCTCTTGCCGTCGCCGTCCTGCGTCCTGTACCTCCTGCCGAAGAGGGAGAGCCGCCCTGTCAGCGGGTCGTAGTGCGGATAGAGCGTGTCGCCCCTCTCGAACGAGAACGACCTCCAGCCCATCCTGCCTCCGCTCAGCCAGAAGGCGAGGGCGCAGTCCCCTGTCTTGCCGTCCGCGGCTATGGCCTCGTAGAGGGCGTTCTCCATATTCCTCATCTGCCATCCCTCGCGGAAGGCGGCCAGCGTCCTCTGGTCGGACGGGGAGACCTCGGAGTTGGCGATGCGGAAGTTCACGCTGTTGCCTATGAGCGTGGTGAGCCTCTTGGTGAAGATGCGCTCCTGGAAGGCTATCGCTATCCTCGTCTTGATCTTCTGCCTGTACCGCCCACTCTCGTCCTTGGAGAACGGGTTCGGGTAGTACTTCATGGAGTTTATCCTGTGGGAGTTCACGTCGTACTCCCTGAGGAAGTCGGACTGCGTGAGCAACTCGAACCTGAGCGGGTCGGTAGACGGCGAGTCGATCGCGCCGCCGTTCCCCGTGCGGTAGGTGCCGCCTCCGGGCGTGAGCCTGTCCGAAGGGAGCGTCCTCTTGAACGCCTCCTTGACGAGGATATCCTCCGGACTCATCGTGTCTATTCTCGGAATCTTCATATTCTTTGATTGTTAGGTTTGACTACCAGTTCTCGAACCCCGTGCGCACGCACCTCCTCTTGATGGCGTACAGGTGCTCGACCATGAACAGCGCCTCGATGAAGTCCGGGGAGTGTCCTATCTCCGCCTTCATCTGGGGCTTGGATATTATCTCGAAGCGCCCTCCGTCGCTGTCCTTGCGCCTTATGGCGCGCCTCTCCTCCACGAGCCTGTCCGCGACCGTGAACGACCTGCCCTTCGAGTCTGTGAACCGTCTTTGAAGTATGCGGGAGTCTATCGAGAACAGCCCCGACTTCACGTCCTTGACGAACTTCTCGGCGCACTCGCTCTTGAGGTTGTTCCACAGGAGGGTGTTGCTCGACTGGGACTTGTTGTTGAACGGGACTGCGGACGGGAAAGCGTCCTTGAGCCACAGACCGAGTCCGTTGGAGTCGTAGGTGAAGTTCTCCTGCCTGACGCCGTTCCTTTCGAGGAACTTGCTGACGAACGTCTCCACCGCGTCCGTGGGCACGCCCCTCCACGCCTCCATGTCGGCGATGTGGTGGCCGTCGAACGCGAAGATGACGAAGAAGTCGCCCGTGAGCGCCACGTCGGCGGAGGCGCGCATGAATCCGTCCCTGCGCTCGGTGTTGTCGAAGAGGAGGGACATGTCCTCGGCTGACAGCATCGAGGTGCCCGAGTCCATGTCCTGCCAGATGCCCTCGATGTCGTTGACCACTCCCTCGCCTCCCTTGGCGGATATTCGGGACATATACTTCGGGTCGCTTATCTGGAGTATCTTGTTGTCCTTGAACTCTCCGTTGATGAACGTGATGGAGGTGATGAAGTCCTTGTAGGACGAGCCGGTGCTTATGCAGAGATTGTCTATCTTGGAGTGGACGGTGGCGTTGTTGTAGACCTCCTCGGGGGTGTCGCCCCAGACCATCTCGCTCACGTCCTTGCCGTAGCGGTAGAAGTACCTGACCTTCCCGTCCCTCTCCGGAATCGCCCTGTTCGTGTCGGGGTCTATCCACCAGTCGAGGAGAAGCCTTAGCTTGTTGGACTTGCCGACCGGGTTGCAGGTGCAGATGAACTTGGGTCTGACGCCGGACGTGGTTCGGTTCGAGGCGAGAAGGTCGAATATAACGTCAAGGTCGTCCCTTGTGTGCTCGGCCAGCTCCTCTATCAGCACGAACGCCATCTCCACGCCCCTGAACCGGTCGGCTATCTTCTTCGGGTCCTGGAGGTGCTCCATCTTCATCGTGGCCCCGCGCCCGTTCAGGAACTTCCACTCGAAGCTGGTGTCTGCGGGGCTTCCGAGCCATCTGTAGACCTGCTTCGAGGACTTCCAGATGCCTCGGGCTATGTCGTCCTCATACTTTCGGAATCCGTAGCCGTTCACGTCGGGGTTGAAGATGTACGGAAGGAACTCGTAGAGGCCGACATAGGTGTTGTGGGTGACTATGAAATCGTCTGTCATATAAAGACAATCCCTTGAATCCACCGTAAGGCAACGACAGTCCTTTTTTCCGACATATTCATATCCGACTATCCTTCTGCCCGGCACAGATGCTCCACCGTTATTAGGGCTGCATCTCTCCTTCTTGCGCGAAAGTCTGAACAACCTATGCGTGTCACGTATGCGGATGTATATCTCGTATGCGTCATTGCATTGTATATATTCCCCGTCTTTTTTGTATCCAGCCTTCTTTTGCGTTATGGTTGCAGTGCCGCCAAGGGATTCTATCACAAATCTGAAATCTTCCGCCAGCCTCTTGCTTATTGTAGTGTAGTAGCACTTCCCGTCGGCACTTACATATCCATCGGTATCCATAAGGCCCTGAATTAGTGAGAATCGTTCGTCCACGGTGCCGTAGAGAAATCTCGTTGGGATGAACTTTTCACCGCTAAGCGTATACCGGAGGCGTAATGTATCAATATCGGTTCTTATGGTACGATCGTGGATTTTATAATCCCTTGCCTTATTTTCGGGTACTGTTGTAAAGTGCGACATATCAACGCCGCGCTTCACGAACTCGTTTACAATCTCTTCATCCGCCGAGGTTAGCCTTATCTCCTTGCCGAGATGTCCGTCACCAATCAACGCCCCTATCAAATACGGATTTGTCGCTATTTTGGTTCTGGATGCGCCTTTTGTGAATTTTACCGGCTCGCATAGTGGCACAATCAAATTGTTTTTTTGTTTTGCTTTAAACTCTCCAGTTTTTTGCTTGTCCAGAAAATCTTTTATTTGCGCAAATGTCCATACCCTCCAAGCGTCTTCTTTCCCAGTGCCGTTTATCAGTCTGCTTTTATAGACGAAATTAGTCCTGTGTACCAGCCATAAATGTTCAAGTCCGCATTCTGTTGATGTCCCGTCTGAGAATATCAAGCGATACACGTCTTTACCCTTATGTTCAAATATTTGGATAACTCTTTCCATTCCCCCCGAAACAGGATTGGAGATGATATTTCCTATTTTAATATCACCCAAACGTCTTAATCCAAAGGGAGTTACGATTTTACAATCTAAAGGCTGCATTTTCCCCCCGCCTCTCTTTCCGCCCACTATCTTGATGTCGGCCTGCGTGGTGAGCACCTTCTCCTGGAAGCCGGCCTGGGGGCACATGTTGAATATCCTCCTGCCGTCCTTCTTGCGGCTGAGGTTGTCCTCCCGGATGCGTTCCACGAGGTCGTAGGTGTACACCCTCTGGCCGTGTCTCAGGAACACGGGGTCAAGGTACTTCTCTGTGTCTATGGTCTCCTCTCTCATCGTCCGCAAAGGTGCGGACAGGCGTGTTATAAAGTGTAATAATTATCACACTTTATATCAGGCGGAGCCCCACCTTTGCGACAGGTTAAATCATTTTGGGTCAATATGAAACAGAAGATCATCGCAGCCCTCAAAACGAGGTACAAGAACATCGGGTTGGGGGAGAAGGCTTTCGACGGGGTTGCCGCGTTCCTGGAAAAAACCGTCACCAAGGAGGAGGACATCGAAGCCGCCGTTGCGGGCGACGATGTGGCCGCGCTCGTCAGGGCGATACAGGGCGATCAGGACAGTCTCCGCGCGAGGAACACGGAGCTCCAGAGGAGCCTTGACGAACTGAGGGAGGCGGGATCCGGAAAGACCGACCCGAAACCTGGGGAGGGCTCCGAGAAAGATGACGCCGCGCTCAAGGAACTCAAGGAGCGCTTCGACAAGCTGGAGGAGAACTACACGAAGGTGATGGCGAGGGAACGCAATGGCGGGATAACCGCGGAACTCAGGAAGAGGCTGAAAGACAAGGGTTCGGACTGCGAGCCGGTTCTCGACCTTATCCTGAAGGATCTCCAGATCGCGGAGACCGACACAGCCGACACGCTTGTTGACAGGTGCGTGGCCTCCTACGACGAGGCCTACAAGAGGTTCTACGGGGACGGCCCGGCTCCGAGGAGCGGCATCCGCCAGCCGGAGGGCTACAAGAGGGGCGACTTCTCAGGCGAGGTCGAGAGGCTGAGGTCCGAGGGCAAGCTCCCGCAGCAGAAGTAAAGTTCAACCAAAACCGATTTGAGAAATGAAACAGAGCTCATTCAACGCCTTCGGGCAGAAGAGGGAAGGTTTCGGCGGACGGCACATACCGGTCTGGCTCGGAACAGTGGCCCCTTATTCTGTGGGAGGCTCTCTCGCCAAGGCATACGTCAAGGCGGGACTTCTCCTTCCGGCCGGCACGCCCATCCAGCTAAAGGACAGGGTGATCACGCCGGCGCTGGTCTACACCGTCAAGGCTTACGCCTCCGGTGTGCTGACCATCGACCCGTCCGAGCATCCGGGATTCACACCGGGCAAGGACATGTACGTCAGGCTCGTTGGGGACACTTTCCCGGCGGGCGACGGGGTGAAGGTTACGGACGCCGCGGCCAACGCGGCCACGCCGTCGCAGCTTGACCTCACCGCCACCGTGGCCTCGGCCAAGGCCGGCAGCAAGGTCATCATCAGCGCGGAGGCCAACGTGACCCCGAACGCCTACCTGTACAACGACATCTACCTCGGAGACATCGACGCGGATGACGAGGGCGCGGGCGCGTCCGGAGCCGCGGTGATGTCACACGCCGAGGGAATCCTCATCGACCGCACGCCGTCCGCTGACATTGCCGCCGCGATGAAGGCCGCAGTGCCGGGCGTGATCCAGGTGAACGGCTAAACCCTAAAAAACAGAAAGAGATATGGAGACATACACTTTGGAATTTTACGACCTGCTTTCCAGGGCTCTGGGAGGCAGCGACCCGGCGAGGCTCCAGGGCTACATCGACGAGGTGATGCCCAACAAGTACAACAGCCTCCAGCTGGACGGCTTCGAGCTTGACCCGGACATGCAGCTCGACTTCACCTACGAGCAGCTTCAGGGCGAGGTCGGCCTGAACGTGATGGCGACCTACGTGGACCTCGACTCACCGGCCAAGCCTGTGAGCAGGGAGCCTGTGCAGCTCACCACGGGCAAGATCCCGAGAATGAAGATGGTCGAGTACTTCAACGAGGACAAGCTGCGCAAGCAGTACATCCTTGAGCAGCGGTTCGGCGCCACCTCCAGCAGGGTCGTTGACGCCGCCCTGAACAACCTCTTCGTCACCATCGACACCCTCATCGGAGGCCACACCAACTCGCTGACCTACCAGAGGCATCAGGTCGTGTCAAGGGGCAAGTTCGAGCTGACCGACACGAACAACCCGAACGGCATTGTCAACCAGACCTTCGCGGCGCACGTGCCTTCCTCCAACATCACGTCCCTGGCGGGAACGAAGAGATGGTGGACAGACAGCACCTACGACACCGAGGGCACCCAGGCCAACCCGATCAAGGACCTCAGGGACTGGATCAGGGACGCCAAGAGGAAGACAGGCGTGTCGATGCACATCGAGGTGGACAGCGACTACTTCGATGCAGTCCTCAGCCACTCGAAGGTGCTCGCCGCCATCGGGGCGAACCTTTTCCCTACCGCGGACGCGGGCGTGCAGGCCTCATCGGCCTCCGTGCAGGGGGACGACGTGAAGAAGGCCGTCTTCGAGAGGATCGTGGGCGTTCCCGTCAAGGTCATCGACTCGATCGTGGCCGTGGAGAAGTGGGACAACGACTCGAAGACGCTCTCAAGGAAGTCGTTCCGCGCGTTCGAGGGCAACGTCCTCGTGCTCGTGCCTGACGGCGTCATCGGCACCGTGAAGACCGTGGAGCCTATCGCCATCGGCGGCGGCGACTACGCGACCTACTACGGGGGAAGGCTCCTGCTCACCGTGGGCGCCGACTACGTGAAGAAGTGCCAGAGCTTCAACACCGAGATGACATCGCTTGTCGTGCCTTCGGTGCCTCAGCATTTCTACTACTTCCATCCTTACTCGGCCTAACTGACGGAGGGGAGGCATGGCGGACTACACGATAGACCAGTGGCTTCCGGGGATGGTTGACTACAACGTCCCCGACGGCACCGTGAGGGCGATCCTGTTCAACAACGGCGTGGCCTCCGGCGCTCCTGTGTCGGAGGTCGGCCAGAGGGAGCGGGACCTCTGCCTCGCGGACCTCTATATGTGGCTCGCGTCCTCCTCGTCGTCCTCGACTGGGGAGTATGTGTCCGACGGCGGGTGGCAGCACCAGAAGGCGGCGAAGAATGTCGTCGACCGGGCGGGGCTGCGCCAGATGGCCCAGAGGCTCTACGCCAAGTGGGAGTCTGACAAGGCCGAGGAGGCCACCGCCGGAGGATTCACTATGAGAGACCTGTATTAGAAACCGATACACCAGATGTACAACCCACGTTTCCCATTCATATTCAAGGCGTTCAGGGCGAGGCTGGACGAGAACGGAGACCCCGGAGTCGATGACAGGGGGAATCCGGTCTACGAGCCTGTGCTTCTGGAGGCCTGCGTGATGTCCGACTGGGAGCCCGTCAGGAATCCCGACGGCTCATTCGTGACCGAATGGGTGGACGAGATGCCCTTCGGGTACAGGACATCGTCCGAGAACACGGGCGAGGCCGGGGATGTCGCGGTGTCGGATTACCGGCTCGCGTGTCCGATGTTCCTCACGCCCCTCGATCCGGGCGACATACTTGTGATGGAGGATTACACGAGGGTTTACAGGTGCGAGGTGGTCAAGCAGACCACGTTCAACCTCGGCACCAACGTCTGGGTCAAGGAAGTCAAGAACTGATGGCAAGGAGCAACGAGAATGTCATAGAGGCGGCCTTCGCCCGTCTCGCCGCCTCCGAGGAGAGGACGGTGAGGGAGGGGCTTGTCCGCGTCATGAGGGAGGCCGTGCGCTACGCGCTGGACATCCACGACGCAAAGCACCAGAGGCACCTCACGTCCGGTGACACCTACGGGTGGCTCGTGGTTCACAACGGCGCCTCCGTGCAGATGGAGGTCACCTCCGCGGGCGAGGCCATAGGCGATGTCACGGCCCGGCTCCTCCGTATGGAGGGCAGGGTCAGGCGCACCGGATGGGTCGGCGTCGTGATGGCAGGGATCAATCCCCCGTCCTTCTTCTCGCTCGACTACGAGCTTGACGTGATGCACGACACCGTGGACATGACAGCGAGGACCTTCGCCGAAAAATTCAAACCCGTTGGATGATGAACGTCTTCGACATAACGGAGCTGGAGGACGCGCTGGTGCGCATCGTCAGGGATGACCTGAAGGTCAGCGGCGCCGTGTACTCCTCACGTCCGAAATCAGCCCCGCAGAAACCCGACTACGTGGTGGCCAGGGTCTCCGGCGGCGTGGAGGACATGGGTACATACGGCGAGTGCCGCGTGGTGTTCGAGCTTTTCGCCAAGAACGCCAACAGCTCCAAGAACGGGAGGCGGCTCTCGGTGATGTACAAGACCCTCATGGAGGGGCTTCCGTCCTACACCGGACGCTACGAGTTCGACAATCATCCGAACATCATCGGGGACACCGAGGACGACTTTGGTTTCAATTGCAGGATAGTAAGCATAAAGACAACAATAAAAGTCATTTAGGATATGGCAGCAACACTTACACACGCAATGCTGGAGGACCTGCACAGAGGGTGCGCGTCCATCAAGCTGCTCGCCGTCCCTTCGGGCGGCTCCGTGGACTTCAAGACACTCACGTTCGCCACTGCGGACGAGATCTTCACCTTGAAGGACACCTTCCAGATAACCCAGGACGACCCGTCCACGGACGAGATCAAGATCGACCAGAACGACGAGACCATCGACACCGATGTAACCACCGGCGAGATGAAGCTCCAGGGCGACATCCCTTCCGTGGCCTCCGCGCTTCTGGCCTACTTCTTCGCCGCCGGACAGTCCGCCGCGTCCGTCACCGCGAGCACAGGCGAGACCTACACGGGAGCCGGATTCTTCAAGACCCCTAAAGAGGTCATGGCGTCCGTGCTTGTCGTGAGCGCGTCCAAGAAGACCGCGGTCGTCTTCGCGAGGGTGAAGTTCGTGGCCTCGCTCACGCAGGACAGCACCTCGAACCCTCTGTGCGTGAGGTTCGCGGGCACCGTGCTCGGCAACCTCAAGAGCGGCGAGGGCGACTTCGCAGTGCTCAAGAAGTCGGCTTAAAAAGTCCCCTGAGGATTCACACACCCTGCGGGTGGGGTCTTCCGCCCCGCCCGCTTTTATTTTGTCATGACGATGAAGCAACCAGACATAAAAGCGAGGAGGGAGTACTTCGACAACGTGGTCGAGGACATCCCGGAGAAGGTGAGGATCCCCGGCACCAAAAAGACCGTGAGGGTCACGGGGATGAAGCCGTACACGATGCAGAGACTGACGAGGCTATGGCTGGAGAGGGACGACATGGAGTCCGCCAAGGAGGATTCCTCCGAGACGACGCGCAGCCTCTGCCGGGAGCCTTACTTCGCGGCCAAGGAGGCCGCCCTGATAGTCCTTAACGGCTACTGGAGGATAAGGCTGTTCTGGCCTTTCCTGTGGCGCTGGTGGGCGCTGTGGCGCGGCTGGACGGAATCGCAGTACACCCCGATAATAGCGGCGGGTAAAAAAAAAGTTCCGCTTACGGCACACTGGACGAATATGGCGTTCTCGGTGGATATGAGGACGGACTGGATGACGATGACGAGGAAGGAAGCCGAGCTGTACCGAGCCGAACTTCTTTCGGCCGCGAGTCGGCTTTCATCAAGGAGTACCCCTTCGCCGGAGGGACAAGACGGTTCCTCTTCGGGCTCGTCAAGGTCAGGAACTGGGTCTACAACTGCGAGCTGACGCTTCCGCAGATAGACGTGATGATGAGCGACCTTCCGCACACCGTATGGAGGCGGAAAGGGTCCGGGAAAGGCTCGGCGGACGGATCGCCCCGGTCCGGCGAGGACGAGTCGGTGAGGCTCAACGAGGAGTCCCTGCGGAAGCTCCGCGCGAGGATAGCCGCGAAGGGGATGACGGTGGAGGACGTTTTCAACGGGGCGGACGAGGAATCAGACAATCAGGAACATGGCGACGATAGACAACCTTAACTTCAAGGTCATACTGGATGACGTTGACTTCAACAAGAGAATCAAGGACGACATAGCGGCGGCGAAGGCGGCGAACGTGGAGCTGTCCACGCTGCTCGCGGTCAAGCAGAAATTCAGCCAGATTTCGGCATCCGACGCGGCGAGCGCGAAGCGCGCCCTTGACATAGAGGCGAGGAGGGCTCAGGCTGCCGCCAAGACGGCCGCGGCTGAAGAGAAGGTGCGGCAGGCCGTGGAGCGCACCGCGAGGGAACATCAGAAGGTGCTTACCGAGCAGAATAAGACGGCGGTGGCGGCGGAGAGGCTGAAAAGGGCGCAGCAGCGGACAGCCGACGCGGCTGACCGCACCACGGGCGCGTTCGGGAGACAGAGCGGCATCCTTAAACAGCTCTCCACCATGGCGGCCGCCTACTTCTCCGTGCAGGGCGTGACGCGCTTCTTAGGGTCGGTCATCCGGGTGACGGGAGAGTTCGAGATGCAGAGGATGGCCCTGCGCAACATCGTCCAGGACGTTCGGGGAGCGGACGCCCTGTTCGGCAAGCTCCAGAAGCTTGCCTTGCAGTCGCCGTACACCTTCTCCGAGGTCACGTCCTACGCCAAGCAGCTCTCGGCGTTCTCCGTGCCCCTCGACGAGCTGTACGACACCACGAAGATGCTGGCAGATGTCTCGGCGGGTCTCGGCGTGGACATGAACCGCATGATCCTCGCCTACGGACAGGTGAGGTCCGCCTCCTTCCTCAGGGGGCAGGAGGTGAGGCAGTTCACCGAGGCCGGAGTGCCGCTGCTTCAGGAACTCGCCAATCAGTTCACCGAGCTTGAGGGCAGGGTCGTGAGCGTTGGAGAGGTGTTCGACAAGATAAGCAAGCGGGAGGTCCCGTTCGAGATGGTGGCCAAGGTCCTGAAGGATCTCACGAGCGAGGGCGGCAAGTTCTTTGACATGCAGTCGGTGCTGTCCGAGACCCTTAAGGGCAAGGTGATGAAGCTGAAGGACGCCTACGAGCAGATGCTGTTCTCCATCGGGGAGGGCAACAGCGGCTTCTTCCACGGGATCGTGGACACCGCCCTGTCGGCGGTGCGCAACTACGAGGATCTGGGGCGCGTCCTGAAGGAGATAGTCGTTGTGTTCGGCGTGTACAAGGCGGGGGCGTTAGTCGCGGCGGCGGCCAACGGGAAACTGCTCGCGTCTCTGTCTTCACTTGCGGGAAAACTCAAAACCTTGGTCACTGTGAAGAAGAACCCTTACGCTCTGCTCGCTTCGGGGGCGGTGGCGGCGGGATTTGCGATTTATGAGCTGACCAAGCGGCAATCCGACCAGCAGAAGATTCAGGCGGCCGCCAACGATGCGATTCTGCAATACAATTCATACATAACGGAGGAAATCTCAAAGCTCGACACGTTATGGGGCGCGTTGGAACGCGCGGAGAAAGGCACCGAGAAATACGACAAGGCGAAATCCGCTTTATTGCGGAACTACGATTCCTATCTCTCGGCTTTGGACAAGGAGAAGATAAGGGTCGGGGAACTGGAGGGAGTCTATGACCGTCTCGCCGCCGCCGTGAAGAACTCCGCCAAGGAACGGTTCCTTGACACCGTGCTTGAAGGAATGAACGACAAGCAGAAAGAGGGGTTCTCCAAAATAGCCGAGAGATTGAATGACGCGCTCAGCGCGATGAAGGTGTCGGACGCAGGGGTGAGGTCTGAGATCAGCGCGTATGTGAGTGGCCTGCTTTCCCCGGAGGACCTGTCGAAGGAGGCCAGGCGGTACGTGGACAACGCCAAGAAAGCCGTCAAGGACATAGAGAACGGAATGAGCGGTGCGAGGCCGACCGTGAGTCTGATCGAGTATCTCCGCAAGGAGTTCGAGGGACTCGGATTGACCACCGAGGAGGCTCGCAAGAAGATAGAGACTACCCTTGACAAGATCCGCAGGAACCAGTTGGGGAGTGATGCCGGGGCTGAACTTCTCGACTGGCAGAAGGAGGTGAACGCCACTTTGGAGAAGGTGGAGGGTGACGCGGCGAAGAAGTCGGGCAATATGATCAAGAGCAACTCACAGGATCTGACTGACTACATCGACAAGCTGCGCAAGTCCTACAAGACGCTGACGGAGAGCGTCGCCAACGCTTCCCCCAACTATCAGAAGAACGAGATAGGGCAGTGGAAGAAAGACCTCGAGGGCGTGGAGGCCGTCGCCAATCTGTTGAAGATTGACCTGAACAAGGCTACTTACAAGGATCTGACTACCGACAAGCCTGACAAGCTCACCGAGCGGCAGAAGGCGCAGCGCGCTGAGATTCAGGCCACGGTGCAGGTGGTGAACAAGCTGAAGGACGCTTATGAGCAGTTGAAGGCGGCAATACCGGGGTCGATGCTCGGCGAGGCGATGAAGGCGCTGTTCCCGGACATATCCTCTTCGCTGCGCGACAACTTCGACTATGACGAGCAGCTGAGGGGGCTGGCCGACCAGCTGCGGCTCATACCGGGAGAGGCCGACAACGCTGACAAGATCCTCGCCAATATGGGCAAGGACGCCACCAAGGCGATGACTGATGCCTTCGAGGCGGCGGAGAGATTCGTGGAGGAGATAAGGGGCCTCACGTCAAAGGATTTCGCCATAGACGGCAAGGGAGTGGCTTTCGACATCAGCAAGATAGTGACCGACCTCAGGTCGAAGAACAACAAGGTTGACCTCAACATCGAGGGCATCCGCGAGGAGTTCGAGACGGCCAAGACGAACGAGCTTGCGATGAAGGCTCTCAGAATCAAGTACGGTGATGAGTTCTGGAAGAAGTATGTCGAGGGTGGCGACAGGGCGTTGACGGAACTCGCAAATAAGGAGAAGGCGTACAACAGGAAGAAGGCGCAGGAGAGCGTCAACAACCTCGCCAAGAGGTACGTGTCGCAGAACATAGGCAAGGGGAAGGGAATTGACCTGACGGACCTGAGCCAGAAGTCGCTCCGCCAGATAGCCGACCTCATCGCGAAGATCAAGGAGGCAATGAAGGATCTTGACCTTAGTGACCTCGGCTTGTCGGATGAGACCATAAAGAACCTTGGCGATGCAAAGTTGACTTTGGATGACTTCAAGGAGGCGGTGAAGGCGTTGCTTGGAGGAGACCTTGAAAGGTTGAATGATGAGCTGAAGGAGAAACTGATCTCATCATTCGAGAAGTTGCCGTCGAAGCTGAGCGGTGCCGCGGATGCCTTCGATGAGCTCGGGGAGGCGTTCGACAATGTGGATTTCTCCGGCATCACGGACGGCCTGCGCGCGTTCTCCACCATCGCCGACAACATGATCAAGGGTGCCAAGGCGGGGATGCAGCTGGCATCCTCAATGGACAAGGTCGGTGACGCGGCTGAGAAGGTGTCGGACAATACTGAGGCCGGCGCCAAGGCGGGAGGAGCCTGGGGCGCAATTGCCGGTCTGCTCGTGGGTGTGGCCACCGTGATGATCAGCAAGCTCAAAGCGGATAAAGAGGCGAAGGAGAGGGCGAAACAGGCCAGATTGGAATACACCAACTCCCTTGCCCTGTTGAAACTTCAGATCGACGAGACGGCATACTCTTCGGTTTTCGGGGAGAGCCCTTTCGGCAAGATGAGCGAGTATCTCTCCAAGGGCAGGGAGGCGATGGACGCTTACAATAAGGCTCTTGCTGACTTCAAAGATGAGATGTCAGACTTGGGCAGAATCGGTCCAATAGCCGCATTATTAAATAATGGCGTGTTCACCCCGTTGATGCCCGAGATAAAGGGGTTGGAGGACTACACCGCGAAGTTGCGGGAGACGGGCGTAAGTGTGTGGGACGAGGATGGTGCATTCAATGCGGAGAAGGCCAAGGCTTACCTCGACGCCAACTACGACATAGACGATTCGCTCAAGTCTCAGATCAAACACTTGATCGACCTGAAAGAGAAGTACGATGAGATCCAGGATGCTCTCGACAATATGGTAGAGTCCCTTGTCGGCTCTCTTGCAGGTGATATGGTGGACTCGTTCCTCGACAACTTCAAGCGGGTGGGCGACGCGGTTGACGACCTCGACTCGGCGTTCCAGAACCTCGGCGAGACGATATTGAAGTCATTGCTCCAGTCCTATGTCATTGACGAGATACTGGACCAGTTCGGGCCGAGGGTGAAGGAGATGTTCGAGCAGTACAGCGAGGGGAATATCTCCGAGGTGGATCTCTTGGACAAGACGGCGGAATTAGTCGATGATGTCAATGAAAAAACGAAAAAATCTGCTGCTTTTCTCAATAGCATATTGCAGGCGGCTGAGGATAGGAACTTTCTGGGAGACGGAACTTCATCAAATTCATCCTCCCTCTCGGATGGCATCAAGGCGGTGACGGAGGACACGGCGAGCCTTCTGGCGAGCTACATCAACGCGATAAGGGCGGACGTGTCGTTCGCGAAGACGCAGAGGGCGCAGGTTCTGGAGATACTGCGGTCGGCCTTCCCTTCCTCCCCGACGCTCGCGGAGCATCTCGCCCGGATACAGGCGAACACGTACAACACCGCCGTGGCCACGCAGGAGATGCTGGCCGAGTTCAGAGGCGTCCTCGCTCCGCACTCAGAGGGCGGCAACGGGGTGAAGGTCGTCACGGAGTGATATAAAGTGTTATAATAATAGCCGCTAACAGCGGCTATTATTGAATCTTTGGGGAGTGAAAATGAATTATCCGGTATGCCGTACCTTCCTGACATAAAGGACTACAAGCCGTTCTACATCCAGACGGCCTCGGACACGTCCGCGATCGACACAGCCTCGTCTTTCGGGATGGTGGCGAAGTCGAACCCGTACCCGCTGCTGCCGGAGCCGAAGGACGTGTACACGAACGAGTGGAAGGACGAGGACGGGGACGACGAGTACACGGCAAAGATGTACTACAAGGCGTTCGAGTTCGATGTCTCCTTCTACGTGAAGGCGTACTCGTCAGGCTCGGTGTCATCCGAGGCGGTGCTGCGGTCGCAGGTGGACTCGTTCTTCGCCAAGGTGAGGGACGGGGAGTTCAGCGTCTATGACTCCTACACGGGTGTAGGGTACAAGTCCGTGAGGTACGCGGGGTACAAGGAGGAGTCGTTCCTCCGCAGGGGAAGCTGGACGAGGGCGATATTCACGGTCACGTTCAAGGTGAACAGCCCCACGGCAAGGATGAAATATTCAGGCGGTTCGATAGTGGAGGTGTAGGGATATGGCGAGATTCAGCATAATGGCCGCTGGCGGCGGCTCGGTGAGGTTCAGGGGATGCCCCGTCTATCACGGTACGTACCTGAAACCGTCCTATCTGGAGTTCAGGGAGATAACGTCCGACACCCCGATAGCGTGGGCGGTCGGGGACTACGTGGACTATACGAGGACGGGGCTGCGCTACACCCTCTATGACCTGCCGGAGATGGCGCAGAACTCGGAGAAGCAGAAGGTCGGGGAGAGGTATGTCTATTCCAACGTCCGCTTCTACGCGAGGACGAAGGACTTGGAGCGGTGCCTTTTCAGGGACATAGTGACCGCCGACAACACGGTACATTTCTCGTCAAGGAAGACGATCTCCACGTTCGAGGACGTGGACGGCTTGGCCGCGAGGATACAGGCCTGCCTGGACAGCGGCTATCCGGGAGAGTGGAGCGTGGTTCTGGACACAGATCTGAAGACGAGCGTGACCTCCGTGTCGGAGGCGAGGGAGTTCTCCATCGAGAGCGGGAGCAGCGTGCTGGACGCTCTTGACCAGATATATTCGGTGTGGGAGAACGTGGGATGGACATATTCATACAACTCCACCACCGGGAAGCACATCCTCTCCATAGGCGGGGCGAACACGAAGAGGGCGGGCAACACCGTGGCCGGAGGCTCCATCGGCAAAGGCTCGGGGCTTACATCGGTGAAGGTGACGTTCTCCAGACTGGACGATATGTGCACGCGGCTCTATCCTTTCGGCTCCAGCCGCAATATGAGGGCGAGATACTACAACACGCTGAACATAAAGGACGCGGAGAGCGTGGACATCCCGAACCTAATGATTCCTGTGTCCTCGTGGGGCAAGACGGACTCGCTGCCGGACCCGAAGAAGGCTTTCATAAGGGTGGCCTCTGTCAGGGACGAGAGGCTTCTGGGCGTGCGCCCGAAGGTGCTCTACTTCGATGACGAGGAATACGGGGAGATATACCCGTCCATAGAGGGGGTGACTATAGGGGACGTGCGGGAGTCTATGGAGACCACGGACGAATACTATCCCTCGACAAGCATATACACAGACTCCGAGAGGGCGGACGAGGTCAAATCGTCGAAGACTGCCAACCTTGATGACGGCACAAGCGGTGTTAAAGAGATCACGCAGACAGTCGATCCGGAATGTGACGCGAGCATGACGGGATCCGTTGGTGTGAACGGGAGCGTCACACTCACCAAGAACATAGGATTTGCATCCCTTAGGATGGGACGGTGGTCTGACATCATTCTGGCGGACGGGCAGGCGGATATATACGTTGAAATGGATAACGGGGTGTCTTTGGACGAGGCGTTCCTGACTGTCACCCACATGGGCAACGAGGCAAAGGTCGATTTGCTGAGAAACTATGATTCCACCACAGGCAAGACGCGGCTGTCTATCCCGGATGATTGTGTACTGCTTCACGATGACTTCTTCAAGGTAAGTGACACGAACTATGGGAACACTTTTATCTTCGAGCTCCACCTGACTGTGACCGCGAGCGCGTCGAAATATTTGCAGTCATCCAGCGTCACTGTTGACCAGAACAACAGCGCGCCGATTTCAATAAGCCTGCGGGACGGGCATCCCACCAGCGCATACGTGACACTCAAGCAGATAGGCTTCGACCCGAACTTGCAGAGATTGTCCTCCAACGGCCAGGTAGGGACGCTTGAGATGAAGACAGGGGCATGCGCCGGAAGGAGCTTCAGAATCGACAAGTGCTCCTATGGCAGCTCAACGGATGGGTGGGATCTGAAAATAAGGCGTGTCGTGGACAGATCGGTGAACATGACATTCCCGAACTCCATATATCCGATAGCCGCCGGGGACAGGTTCGTCCTCACCGACATCAAGATGCCTGACGAATACATCGAGTATGCGTCACAGAGGCTACTCAGCAGGGCGAAGGAAGTGCTTGACGAACTGTCACATCCGATCGCGGTGCTGACGCCTTCGATGGACGCTAAGTTCATAAAGGAGAACGCCCGCAGCTTCATAGAGGGACAATTCCTCAGTTTCGAGACCCCCCTGCTGTCGCAGGGGTATATGGCCTTGGGCTATTATTCAGACCTGATAGACACGCTCACCATCAACGAGAACGAGGCGAACATACCGACATATTCGCTGACGTTGAGGGAGAGGCCGAGGAAGTCCTTCAAGCTGCCGAGCGACAGCTCCGCGTCAAACACGGAGGATGTGGAGTCCGGTGATTCGTCAGGCTCCGGATCTTCCTCATCAGCCGCCAAGGGAGACAAAGGGGAAAAAGGCGATGACGGAGTGGGGATCAAGTCTGTCACCCAGACCACCACCTCAACGGCGGACAGTGGGGAGAATGTGGTTACCGTGAAGTTAACGGACGGGTCGTCCAGCCAGTTCAAGTTCCGCAATGGAAGCAAGGGGTCTTCCGGAAAGGATGGTAACACGCCTTACATCGGATCTAACGGCAACTGGTGGATTGGAACAACGGATACCGGAGTAAAAGCGCAAGGCAATGCCGGGACTGACGGGCAGACACCACACATCGGCGACAACGGCAACTGGTGGATTGGCAGTGTTGACACGGGCGTCAAGGCCCAGGGCCGGCCGGGTAAGGACGGGTCTCCCGGGGCAGCCGCGGGGTTCGCCACCCCGACCGCGGAAGCCTTCTTCATCGCCGGCGGCGACCCCACAGCGGAGGTCACGGCCACAGGACCGGACACGGCTAAGAAGTTCGCCTTTCGATTCGGCATCCCGAAGGCCTCGGAGGTCATCGACACCAACGCCAGGCTCCGCGTCCGGCCCGTCCTCAGGGTGGTCAGGGGATACACGCCGGAGGACATCGAGCGGAACATCCTGTCTGTCGAGCATCCGGCCCTGTCGTCCGACAAGTACGAGGCGGTGCTGATGGTATACCGGCGGATGAACAAGCGGAGGCGTTATTTTTACGACGGGACGAACACAAAGAAGGTGAGGCTCGCGCGGAAAGGCTGGTTCGCCGCTCTCGGCGACAAGAAAATCACGGATCACGCCGCCTTCACCGTCGCCGGATTCAACGGCGCGCAAGGGGTGGTAATGAAGATTTCTGAACTCCGTGACTTCATCATCAAAAGGTTCATGACGGATAACGCCCATACGAAGGCGGAGCTGTGGACAAGGAATTACGCTCAGTGGGCGGCGGAGAGCAACGTGTCGAGGGGCTTCGGCTCCGCCCCCGCCGCCAGGAAGACGTTCGGTATAGCCGTGAGGTACGTCAACCCGTCGTTCACCGCGCTCGTCGATCCGGCCAAGCCGCTGTCGCCGACAACCATGGAGCTGCTCGACAAGGACGGGAAACTGATACCGCGCTATATATACTCGGACGTCGCGCCGCTGACCGTCGATCTGCAGGAGAAGAAAGATCCGTCTACCGGCCTGATGATGAAACGGTCGAAGATGTGTTTCGGCGTGGCGGAATAAAAAGAAATCCGGCGGAGCATCCTGTGGACGCGTTAGCCGGACGGTAGCACCCTATGGGCGCGTTACGGGAGGATAGCACCCTGTGGGCGCGATACCAAGACAAAGATAATATAATTTTTTTTGATATATGAACTGCATAAAGAAGCTGCCGTGGTCGGCAGGAAAATATATCGACACAAGAAAATACTACCCGCAGGACCGTGTGTTCTGCGATGGGTCTGTGTTCGCGTCGCTCAGGGAACAGACGGGCAACAAGCCGTCGTTCACGGTGAACAGCGACGGCACATACACGGTGGCGGAGGGTTGGATGCTCCTCGCTCCCGGCAATACCGAGTCCGGCTCCGGGGTGTCCGACTACAACCTTCTTGAGAACCGCCCGTCCGTCAACGGCTATGTGCTTGAGGGCGACCAGACGGCGGAGGAACTCGGACTCGTGGGATCAAGGTCGGTGTCGGCGGTGGTCGCCCTCACGTCAGTGGAGTACAACTCCCTGAAGGAGAAGGATCCCGGGACTCTGTACGTGATAACAGGAGGGTCCGGTGATGAGGATTGACGAGGCGGCGGACATCCGTCTCGGGAAGAGGGCGGTGTCGAGGGTCATGCTGGGCGAGGCCCAGGTGTGGCCGGTGTCGGAGAGGGCGCGGCTCGACGTGTCGCCGGGAGTCATCTGGCTGCTGAGGGCGGCGGACTGGACGGACTTCGTGGACGTGCTGTCGAACGTGGAGTGGAGGGTCGGATAACTTTGAGAGAATTCATGTCAAACCAATAAAAACACATCAGATTATGGCAAAACCATCATGGCTAACAGTGGACCCGACGAGCGGCTCGGGTGACGGGACGATAACCAACACGGGGCTAGAGCACACCGGGCGCGTGCTTCGCACCGGCACGGTGACGGTCACCGGAGACGGGGTGGCCGGGAGCAAGGCCTATACGGTCAACCAGGAGCCGAAGCCGGAGTTCGTGGAGCTGGACAACGGAGCGTCGATGAGCGTGTCCAAGGAGGGAGGCGCCGTCAAGATCACAGGAAAGTCCAACTCAAAGGCGCTGAGCTTCGCCTTCGTGGGCGAGGCTGGAGGCGCGGAGATGGCGGCCTCCTACACGGCGGCCGGAAAGTCCGCGGCCAACGGCTCCGAGATCGAGGGCGACCCGGGAGCGGCGGCCCAGTACAACTTCGAGGTCGAGGTGACCGTGCCGGAGAACACCACCGTGGACGCGGTGGCGAGGACGGTCAAGGTGTCCAACGGCGGGACCGTGGCCGCGCAGATCACGCTGAACCAAACCGCAGGCGACGCGTTCCTCAATCTGGACAAGGAGACCATCACGCTGCCTTGGGAGGGCACGCCGGCACAGGTCGTCAACGTGGACTCCAACACATCATGGAGCGTGTCCTAAGGGACCGGCTCCTTTCACTTGGGCCGGCGCGGCCGACCCCGCGCCCGTCCGCAATTTTTTAAAAACAGAACATCATGGCATTACCTGATTGGCTGAGAATATCCCCGGTGTCCGGAAAGGGCGCGGGAGCCGTCTCCGTCGAGGCCGACCCGAACGAGGGCTGCGACCGCTCGGCGGAGGTCACGGTGGCCGCCGCAGAAGGGCCGTCCGCCACGTTGACCGTCACTCAGGCCGGAATGAGGGAACCTTTCGCTGGCTCAGACACGGATTTTATCCTGTCTGACGGCGGGACGTTCAACGTTTTGAAGACAAATCAAATGTAACTGAATATGGAATATAACAGCAAATATACGGGCGCCCAGGTGGAGGCGCTTCTTGACAGGGCTGGCGCGGCCATACAGAAGAGGGAGGTCGTCAAGACCCTACCAGATAACATCGGCTACGGGACCTCATATACGTTTGCCGTAACGTCAATTGAGCTGGCAGCGGATAAGTTTCACGTTGTGGGAAGGTGTAAGGGTCTGACACTAACACTACCAGCAGGTGCAGACATGGACGGACAGGAGTACTGCTGCCAGTTCTATGTACCCAATCAAGACTACACGCTGACAGTTCCGGCAGACGTGCGCTGGCAGAACGGCGAGGTTCCGACGTTTGAGGGTAACACTTGTTACCAGTTGGTCATCGTTAACAACTGTGCTACTATCGGTGTATTCAAGGCGTCATCATAACGGGAGGAAAGGATATGGGCTTGATGAGGAAATTAATGATGGGCTGCATACCAGGCGAGAGAATCCTTGTGAACACCACTGAGCCGCACCCTTCACCGGTGCTGATGAAAACACCCATCACGCTGACTGTCGGGGCGTCCTATTTCGTAAGCTGGGCGGGAACGATACCGACTTCCAATTACAACCCCTATTATCTATTCGAGATATTAGGAGGTTCCTCCAATACCAGGATGTGTTATGCGAGAATTAGTAAATCGGGCTCAAAGAGGTATCTTTCCATAGGATTATTAAGCGTCTCGCTATATTCTACGACTGTGAGCGAGGGCGACAGCATCGCCTTGGAGCTGCGGTTCAAGGTCAACGCTGTATCGACCTCCAGTCCTTACTACACAATGGACGTGGAACTCTACGTGAATGGAACGCAAGAAGTTAGCGGAACGAAGCCCGGAGAAGTAAATGCAGGCGCTGGTCTGCGTTATTGCGGTAACGCCGCCGGAACATTCATCATAAAAAAACTATCATAATATGGACACTCAATTCTACATCAAGGACAACATCATCAGGGAGCGCCACCGCATAGTCATTGTCAAGGACGGCCTCCAGACGGTCAACCCTACCGAGGAGATGGTGCTGGCGGACGGCTGGCAGCCGTACACGCCGCCGGAGCCGGAGGAACCGCAGCCGACCATCGACGACCAGCTGCGGGAGCTGCTGCTGGAACAGTACAACGGGCGCACCGACATCACAGATGAAGAGGCGCTGAAAAGGCCGCTGCTGGTGTATTCATGGGACACCTACATGGGCAGGTCGCTGGCCGCGGGTCAGGTCGTGTCCCACGACGGGAAACTCTGGAGGGTGCGGCAGGCCGTGGCCACCGTGCTGGAGAACCAGCCGCCAAGCCTGGCCACCGCCGCGCTCTATGAGGTCATCGAGGTCGAGCCGGCAGGGACGCAGGACGACCCGATCCCGTACACGCCGCCTATGGAGATATTCAGCGGCAAGTACTACACGCAGGGCGGCGTCCTCTACAAGTGCACCAGGGACAGCGGGCAGGCGCTCACGCACGACCTGGCCGCTCTGGTGGGGCTGTATGTTGAATTGGCGGAGAAGGAGGGTGGAGCGTGATGGACGGTTTCAACGCCCACATCCTCTCGGACGAGGCTTCCGCGGGGAGTGTCGTGGTCGGCACGGGCATATCGGCCACATTGTTGTTGTTTTTCCAGCAGTCGTTCGAGAGGATGCTACCATACCTCGTCATCGCCGCCGTGGTCATCCTGATCGACCTCGTGTTCGGCATCAGGGCCGCCCGGCGCAAGGGCGACCGGATCAGGATAAGCCGTGCGATACGCCGCACGATAGGAAAGGCGGTGGAGTACTTCTGCTGGGCGGTGCTGGCCTCCAGCCTCGCCGTGGCGACGGGCTACACGGTCATCGAGACGGGGCTGATGCTCGTAGTCATCGGCGTGGAGCTGATAAGCATCGCGCAGAACTGGTACTTCTGGAAGTTCGGCCACAAGGCCGGGGTCAAGGTGGACGCGGCGAAGGTCATCGAGGCCGTGGTCGAGGCCAAGACCGGGGCCAACATCGAGGGGGCGATAACGATAAAAAAAACGGATGAATCCGAAAACAAAGAGGAGGTCAAGGATGGCAAGGAAGATTAACTACATCATAGTGCACTGCACCGCCACACCGGAGGGCAGGTGGGTGACGAACGAGGAGATAACGAGGTGGCACAGGGCACGCGGGTTTCGCACCATCGGCTACCATTATGTCGTCTACCTTGACGGCACGGTGCACGCCGGAAGGCCGGAGAACGAGGTCGGGGCTCACTGTCTGGGACGCAACGCGGACAGCATAGGCGTGTGCTACGTGGGAGGTCTCGACAAGTCCGGAAAGGCCAAGGACACGAGGACGCTTGCGCAGAGGGAGGCTCTCACGAAGCTCCTGAAGGATCTGAAGGCGAGGTACCCGAACGCGGAGATAAGAGGCCACAGGGACTTCGCCAGGAAGGCGTGCCCGTGCTTCGACGCGACAAGCGAGTACAAGGCTCTGTAAGTAGTCGGTTTTTTTACAATTAATTTGCGTTTGGCGCTAAAATATTTACGGATTATGAGAGATTTATTAAAGAAAGCGGCCTACTCCCTTCTGTGGGTGTGGCAGCTGCCGCAGAACATCGCCGGGCAGGCGGTGTGGATGTATTACGAAAGGAAGGCGATGGGGAAGTCAAGCCGTCAGCTTATCCGCAGGGTCAGGTATCTGCGGACATCCTCGATCGGGAGCGGGAAGGCCTTGGCTCTCGGTGAGTACGTAGTGCTGAACTGGTTCGCGAGCCACGACACAGTGGACCACGAGTTCGGCCATGTCATGCAGTCGAGGATGCTCGGGCCGCTCTATCTTCCGCTCGTAGGCTTGCAGTCACTCTGCCACGCAGCCGTCCACTACGACCTTTGCGGAAGGAAAAAGTACAAGCCTTACACCCACTTCTGGACGGAGCGGTGGGCTGACAGGCTCGGAGGCGTGAGGCGGTGAGGATATGATTATGATCATTTTCGTGGTGTCGCGAAAATGATCAAAAAGCGAAGACGTTTAATCAACACATTTTTATTTATTTTATTATGGATTTTGGAAAAGCTATCGAGGCCCTGAAGCAGGGCAAGAGAGTTGCCCGAAAGGGCTGGAACGGAAAAGGAATGTTTTTATGGCTTAAACCAGAGGCTGTCGTCAAGGCGGAGTGGTGCAAGGATCCTCTCCTTAAGAGCCTTGCCGAAGGCAACGGAGGAGAGATTCCCGCGCTTGGCACCATCTGCATGTTCACCCACGATTCGACGGGGAGGAAGGCTGTGCTGACAGGATGGCTTGCGTCGCAGTCGGATATCCTTCTGGAGGACTGGGAGATCCTTGACTGACGGATCATGGCCGCGCCCCGGCCATAATCGGGGCGGTTGTTACTCTTGGTTTTAATTTTTTTGTTCATTCAGTCCTCCCCGCCGGGAGGCGCGGGGGACTCTTTGATAGAAATTTATGGCAACGACCGAAAACGACCGAAAACGACCGAAAACGACCGCGGTGTTCGCGGCACTCCTGCTGCTCGCCCTGGGACTCGGCTTCCTCGGCGGAAGGCGGAGCGTAACGCAATCATTGTTGGAGCGGGTGGACACTCTGGTCATCCGCGACACACTCATAGATTACAGGCCTGTCGTTACGGAGGTCAGGACGGTGAGGGTTGACACGGTGCGGCTCGCGGTGGCTCATCCTCCGGACACGGTCGTGGTCCACGACACTGTCGAGGTCGAGGTGCCGATAATAACGAGCCGCTACAAGGGCGACAACTATGACATAGGTGTCAGCGGTTTCCGCGTCGAGCTGGAGTATGTCAAAGTGTATCCGCAGACCAAGATCGTGACGAAGGGATATTCCGTCGAGCCGAAAAGGTGGGGCTTCGGCGTGGCTGTCGGGCCGTCCGTCCTCGTAGCCCCTTCCGGCAGAGTCAACGCCGGACTCGGCGTGACCGGGGGCTTCTACCTCAGGCTTTAGCGGGTGTGCATTCTCCTCCGCACGCTCTTTGAAATATTGGCACCGCCGATTTTCTTTTGCGTGTGCGGACGTTTCATCTGGTCGGATACCCATCCGCCCGTATTTACACGTACCGTTAAAATTAAAACCTTTTAAGATATGATAAAGTCGGAGATATTCGCCAGCGTCCTGCGTGACGTGTGCGAGGTCACGGGGATTTCGGAGCGCGACATAATGTCGAAGTCCAAGAGCGAGGAGATCGTGGACGCTAGGCACCTGCTCGTGGTGACGCTCAGAAGGAGCGGCTATTATCCGGGGATGATAGCCGAGAGGCTGCACATCAGCGGGCGCGCGGTCCGCAAGATGATAGGCTCGTTCCGGTCGAGGGCGGACAACTCGCCGGGCCTTGACATGTGCCTGAGGCGCGTAGAGGCGAGGCGGAACGGAAACGGAACGAATGCGGATAATTTAGAGAACTGATTGGGAACGAATCGCTTAATTACGGGCAGCCGAATGGGTAAGTTTGCGGCAAGACCGATAACGGTCGAAACTCAACAATCTTTTTTTGTTATGGAGACAAAAACTTATGTATTCGGCGACGGCTCCGGTTCCGGCAACAGCGGGATGTGGGGATGGCTCGCCAACCTCGCGCAGAACAGGGGTGTTGACCCTAATGTCCTGGCGATGATGAACAACAGCGGTGGCTGGGGCAACGGAATGGGGAACTGGATCTGGTTCTTCTTCATTATCCTTATCTTCTGTGGCAACGGCTGGAACGGTCTCGGACGCAACGGGCAAGGCACCGCTGACCTTGCGTCGCTCATCAACAGCGACAACGGCAGGGATCTCGTGATGCAGGCCATCACCCGCAACGGCAACGCCATCGACCAGCTGGCAAGCACGTTCAACTGCTCGACAGGTCAGATCCAACAGGCCATCAACGGTGTGATGACGCAACTCCAGTCCCTCGGCGGCCAGGTAGGCATGTCCGGACAGGCTATCATCAACGCCATCCAGAGCGGCAACTGCTCGATAGAGAGACAGCTTGCGCAGTGCTGCTGCGACAGCCGTCTTCTCGCCACCCAGCAGGGCTATGAGAGCAGGATCGCCATCTCAGAGCAGACCAACGTGCTTGGCTCGAAGATTGACCAGCAAAGCGTTCTCATCAACGACAAGTTCTGCCAGCTGGAGCAGCGTGAGCTTCAGAACAAGATCGACGCGCTCCGGGAGGAAAGGTCCAACCTTCTCGGCCAGATCTCGCAGGCGAACCAGACCGCGCAGATCGGGCAGTACATCAGCCAGGCGTTCACGCCGCTCAACTCCGCCTTGGCTGCCTTGCAGTCCGAGGTTGACGGTATCAAGTGCAAGCTCCCGCAGACGCAGGTTGTCCCGGCGCAGAACGGTGTTTACCTTTCGCCTTGCCAGGCCACCCTTCTCGGTCTCAACGGACTTGGTGCGGGCTCCGGTGTCATCGGAAACGGCCCTTGGCTGTAAGTTCAACGGGGCCGTCGAAAGGCGGCCCATAAACCCAAGACATCATGATACCGTTCTACTTTATGGCCAACAGAGGCGGGATACCGAGGGTCAAGTCCGAAAGCGTGACAGTGACAGCCACGGAGGTGAGGTTCAACTTCACCAGTGACGCGCGGTTCGCAAGGAACTTCAGCGGATTTGTCGCGGTATGGCTTGCGCAGGCTATTCCGTCAGGAACAACGGGAACACTCCCAGTTGTATTCTCTTCGGTGGCTTCCGGCGTACAGCCCGTTACCACTCTTGACGGCACGGCCGTGACGGTGGACGACATCGGCGGCACGGGCATCTATCTTGCCTACTATGAGGCTTCGACAGGAACACTGCAACTCCTTACAGGACTTGCATAACGAATTAAAAACGACAGAGACATGTTCAGCGCATTGAGACAGTCAGGCACGGTCTATATCCTGACAAAGGGTGACACCCCGGCCCTGAAGACGGGTGTGGTTCAATCGGTATCCTCTCCGGTCACGAAGTTCGGCACGCAGCTGATGCCGGGGCAGTACCAGCAGGACACGGTGATAGACCTAGCCGTAAAGGTCGGGGACGAGCTGCTGACTTTCAAGCAGCTCCCGTCCGCGTCGGTGATCGCGTCATCGGGGAACATGGTGGTTTCCGAGAGCCGTGACGCCATGGTGGCGGAGGTCGAGAACATGATACGGACAAGCAAGGAAGTCCTTGGGAGTGTGGAATACCACAAGAAGGCTCTGGAGGCCTGCGAGTCCATCATGTGTTCGTTGAACCCAAGGCTCGCTGAAGAGAGGGAGCAGCGGGAGAAGATCGAGACCCTTGAACGGAAGCTCGGCGGCATCGAAGACACCGTCGGGGACATGAGGGAACTGCTGCTCAAAGCGCTGAACAAGGTCTCTAAATAAAAGCATAACAACAATGAGAATCATAGAGATAACAGAGAGCAAGGTGGACAGGATGTCCGAACTTGCCGAGGAGATGCTGTCGGCTGGCGGCAGACTGATGAACTGCATAAGCGAGCTGTCTGACGAGGGCGGATTAGGTGAGCGCAGGGGCGACTCCGACTACAGGTCGATGCCACCTATGAGGCGCAGGGCCGGGTCGGAACCGATGCGGACGCGTGACGAACGCTGGCGTGACGATTATGACGGCGACGGCTTCGGTGAGCGCCGTGGCCGGTACCGCTATTAGACGGAGGGCCGGATATGTACAGGGAACCGCTTGACATATATGACGAGAGGCCGTCCGAGATGGTGGCGTACCTCAGGCACAACGGGATGCACTTCAACGGCAAGGCGCAGGCCTTCGCGGCCTCCCTCATGCGCAAGAGGAACCCCGCAACTGGGAAGAACGAGCGCATCGACCCGTGGAGCAAGGACCAGGTAGATGACATGCTGAAACGTAACGGGGTGATGCTGGAGAACGCCGTGGGGCAGGACTATGTGTTCGTCGCCAATATGGCCAAGGCCGACTTTCTCGGATCGAGCATCGCTGACGAGGCGCACCTCGCCTTGTACGTCAGGGATGTCGTGGACGACCCCGACCAGGCGGACGGGTTCATCTTCAACCGTTGGTATGCCGACACGGTGCGTTCGGGTATCCCCGTTGACTGGGAGGGCATCCTGTGACGGCGCAGCGCGTGTCCCTGGACGGTTGGCGGTGGGACGTGGTGTTCTGCTATGATGCCGTCCCCGGAGACACGGACGCCATCCTTGACCTTATGGACGAGTCCGGAATCTCTCTTGAAAAAATCGGGGCCGCAGAGCGGATCCTTTCCGGCATCAGACCGGACTCCGGCCTCACGGCCTCGTCCTACAGGTCAAGGTCTTCCGTATGCGTGATAGGCAGGGCGACATCGGTGTTCGAGTTCCAGAACACCTACGACCATGAGAAGGGGCACGTCACGATGCACATTGCCGAGGCTCTGGGCATCGACCCGTTCGGGGAGGAGCTGCAATACCTCGCGGGTGAGATCGGGAGGAAGACCTATCCGGTGGCGAGGATGTACCTCTGCTCGCGATGCGGCGGATGACAAAAAGAAAGAGGGGCGGAATCTTATGCGGATTCCGTCCCTCTTTTCAAAGATTCTTTCTTCTCGCGTACTCGGCTATGAGCATCGAATCGCAGAGATTATCATCTGGGTTCTTACAGGACGGTGTCCTGCGGAGATCACGGTCGGGGAATATCCTTCTCGCCGCCGTTATGGACGTGGCCTTGGTGTCGATGGCCTTCCTGATTCCGTTCGTCGCCTTGTATATCCTGTCGGAAGACCTCCATATCTCCTTCTGCCACTCCTTTGGGGGGACGAGGTTCAGGGGGATGCCGCATGCGAATATCATCCCTTTTAGGAATCCGAAGATCTCCCCGAAGGCGAAAGTCCCTTTGGCTGAGGAGCCGAACACGGCGTGGACCTCCTCCATCACAGCCACGATACGGCAAAGGGGGTACGCCTTTTTGACCCTCCTTACGGAATCGAGGATGTCCTTCATGTCCTCGTATGCGATGAAGTGGTGCTCCATCCGTCCGTCAGGGTCGAGCATCGTAACGCACCCCTTTGAGCCGGGGTCTATGGCTATGTAAACGGTGTCCATATAATTATAGCTGTTTAGCGACTTCTTTAAGCATCTTGGCGAATGCGTTGTCATATATGGCTATTGATGCCAACAAGTTACCAATTTCCTGACCGTTGCCATCAATATTTGCGATAATGTCAACGCTTTTGCCGTCACCGTACAAAAACAGGTAAGGGACTTTGTCCTCACTCAGTTTTCGGGCCGCCTCCGAGGTGGCCATTCTTGTTTCTTCTCGCATTGTATCTCCTGTAATATTCCAAAACTTTCTTTCTGTACTCCGGATCCCCCCGCATCTTTTGGGCGTGCCGGACCTGACCCGCTTCGGTGTACTTCATACTGTTCTCCTTGCGGCAGTACTTGCAGTAAGAGTCAAGACCGTCCCTCCGTGTCTTGTCGCGGTAGAACTCCGATTCTGGGAGTATCTTGCCGCAGTGACCGCAACGCTTCATTGATTATTCGCCCTTGATTTATGATACGGGACATAAGGCGTGTTGTCCTTGAACATCCAGTCATCATTGAACTGTTCCGGGTGTTCGGGGGCGTAAGGCTTTGGCACGTGCTTCTCGACTGCATTGAACACGGAGTGACACGCTGCGTCCTTGGCCGCCATCCTTTCCTCGAACATCTCGTTCTCGAACTTATCCCTGCTTTCCCACCTGCGGCAGCCGCAGGACAGCGACACGCCCCTTGTGAGGTCTGTCCCCCTCACCTCACGAGTCCTTCCGCAGTCACAGACGCAGCGGTACATCCGGAGGCGGTTTCTTGTGTTCGCGCTCGCCTTGCGCAGGCCTATGTACCCAAGCACCGTCCAATGGCCAAATCGGTCGCCGGGCCGCAATATCTTGTGAGAATTTATACTATCACTCATTGCTCCGCTCTTTTAAATCAATCACAACGCTCCACTTGATACCATCACCTCCCCCGTCGGCCACATAGACCTTGCGCGGGGTGTACCTGTTCTGGCCATCGAACATCACCACCTCGCTATCCTGCGGCATCCGCTGGAGGGCTTCTATCAGTTCTTTAACCGTCATAGCCTACTTCATCGTGTTGATAGCCTCGTTGAGAAAGGAAGCGAAAGTATTGACGAAAGACTCGTCATCATATAGGTCATCCTTGCGCATCGTGTTCAGTATGGCGTGGACAAGCTCGTGAAGGAAAGTCTGCTGTTGAAATGACTGCGGCACGCCACGGTTCCCGCATGTATAGGCTATTTGTATAACCTTCCGGACAGGATCGTATTGCCCAAAATCTTGTTCATACCTTACCGCCTGCTGAATCTCGACAACGTGCTCCACGCCGCCGAGTGTGAATGTTTTTGGTATCCTAAAATCCATAATCAGATAGTTTTATTCATTGCCTCGCTCACCGAATATCCCTTCTCGATGAGCCTTTTGATTTTCCTGCGTTCCTCCCTCGTGAAGAACATTCCGGCTTCACCGAATGTTACCGGGTTCCCGTCACCGTCATATTTGAACGGGATTTTCTTGAACTCTTCGTTTGTCATGTTATTCCTTGTTTAATTCGTCCAGGTCGCACTCGACCTCGACATCATCGTTGCCGTAATAGACGACGCCTTTCAGATGCTCGCAGCCCACACAGTTGTACGGACACTCGCACGGAGCGTCAAGCGGTATCATTTCCGCTAACTTTGTCCTTCGCATAATTTATCTACCTTTTGTTTGAACTTCTTGACCTCCTCGACGTATTTCCCCTCGATTTCCAGAGCATATTCTGGGATTGCCTCATAATGCCACCACCGCTTGCGCTTCCCGAAGTACTTGACAATATAGACACGCTGTCCATCGTCCACGACGGTGGCCACATAATGATACAAAAGGCCGTAATAGTGATACTGAGGTGCCATTCTACTCGAATACAGAGTTGATGAACGTGTCCGCTATCTGCACTATCTCCTCGTCCGTTGGCTTCGGGAATTTAACCTCTTCCTTCATGTAGTTGTTAAAAAGGGTGTGTACCCTATCGGGGATGTGCATATCCGCAACGAGAAAGAGTGGCCAAAGTATAATCATCATCCTAACACCTAACGTATTTGTGTGCCAAGCTGGATCAGGAGGATACTTTTCGAGCAAAAGCGGTTTTATTGAATAACCGATTTTGAGAAGGGTTAACTCTATCTTTTTCCCAAGCGGATGCGACTATAGTACCTATGAAGATGTAGTCAAGAATAATTACTATAATCTTCATTCTAATTCTTCTTTAAGAACCAATCCTCCGTTCAATACGTGCTGTTGCGTACCTGGCGATAGTTTTATCATCTGCTCATAAGTAGGTCTTACCCAGTTGTGCAACTTAGCGCCAGAAATAAACTCCAATTTAAGCCATTCGGTATAAGAGATGGTCGTTTTATGTAACATTATCGCTGCTTTACAGAAACGGCACCCAATCGTAAATGGGGTTACACCTTTTGCTGTATATTGTGTATAAAACCTCTCGCCGCATTTCTCGCAGATATAAACATCCACGCCAGTGCCTCTGCCGTCAAATATAGGGGCAGTTTCAATGTCTTTAAGCATCTGGTCGTACTTTTTCTTTAATTCTTCCATAATTTTTTTTGTTTTATTTCAATTCAAACGGTTATTCTTTCCCATTCAGCTTGTCAAGAATGTATGCGATAAACCCATCCTGCATTTTCGCTGCCAAATCTTCAGGGAGATTCAATCCGCCACAACCAGTAAGATGTCCCCATCCTCTGACTAAAAACTGAAATTTACCTTTATAGTAAATCTCTGTTACATCGTCTCCTGCTGTCCACTTAGCCTCATAATCTGTTGGACACTCTCCGTTAATGATGTCAATTATGTGGCTTATTCTCTGCTCTTCGCCAGTGGCGAGATCACCATGTTCATCATACACCAAGTCAAAAGCACTTAATGCCATGTTTCCATCTACATCCCATGCGTATAAACAATAATCAGAAAAATGTAATGGCAACTTATAACACTCTGTCCAATTATTTGGTACAAAATCAGGATATTGTCGTTTACGAATAGCCTTACCCATGTTTATTCCTCCCACCATTTATAGTATTCCGGTGCCTCGTCAGTTGTGCCTACAAGATGCTTAGTGTTTTTGTTATATGGGATACAATAATTCCAAAAACCGCCTCCTATACATTTATAAAGTTTATCTTCTGTCTTGTAAGAAAAGATATTATTCATCCATATATCATTATGTGAATTTCTTACCAAAACTTTATTATATGGCTTAAACATCGCAGGGTCGAAACACTCTTTACGCTCTTTCTTTGGTTTGAATGTACTCCAGTCACGGTTATTCTTAGATGGAAAAAGACAGCATTCAGCCTGTGTGTTCAGATATATCGTTCCATCTGGATGAAATGAATGTAAACAACCTTCTGCGTCAGCCATAAAAATAGGGTAACTATATGATTCGTCTTTAACTGAATGCAATTTCATAAACCCGTATATCGGCGAATACAACTTCGTCCCTTTCGGGCAGTCTTTCAGAATCTCGCAGAGATTCAGTTCTTTATTTTCCATACCTATTTTGCTTGATTAAGTCTCAACATTCTCGCCAGATACTTTTGGTTCCCGTATATCACATCCGATACCTTGAGCTGGAAGCGGTTGTAGGAGTCGATATACATAAGCTGCCTCCTGAAATACTTTGTGGCGCATCTGTAAGCCTCCTTGTATGCTTTTGTCACAGCCCTGGCTTTGGCTATCTTTCTGCCCGTGGATTCGTCATAGGTGTCATTAGGGTCACACTTAGCCCTGCCTATGGCATAATACTCGTAATACCAACTTGGGGTTATCTGCGTGCGTATGCGCATACGACATTCAGTCGTATTGCCCGTGACAGAATAGTCCTCTTCTACTATTCTGACCTTGATTGATTGATTTGTCTTTCTCATCTTAAAACTTAGTTAAATTGTAATCCTTAATCTTTCAAAACGGAAACTCCGGCTCGAACACCTTGCGGAGCCACTGAACCGAGCCGTCCCCCAGCGCCCTCCTGAACTCGATGTCGGTCTCCCTGTGGGTGCCTATCAGGTGCCAGTGCTTGTACTTCGCCCTCTGGCACTCCACCGTGTAGCCGACCCTCGCCATATACCTAACCCTCGCCTTGACCATAACTCTCAAAGAAAAACACCACATCCATGTCGTGCCATTCAAGCAGTCCGAAATCAAGGCTCTGCCTTACCTGGAAAGACCGCTTCATTATCCCTTGGCACTGTTCCCTGAGGATCCTTCTGAAATCCTCTACCGAGTTCGTCCCCTTTCTGAAATTGCACGCCCTGCATGACGGATTGAGATTTTCTACGGAATCATCACCGATGGCCGTCACCTTTGAAAGCGTCTCGTGGTCGCGTCCTCTCCAGACCGGGACAATGTGATCGACCTGCATGTCCTCAAACCTCAGCTCCTTACCGCAGTATGCGCAGCGTCCTCCATATTTGTCGTAAACCAACCTTCTCGTAGTCATATTCATTCCCCGTCCTCCTTCTCCTTGAACGCGTCGGACGGCTCGATGTAGAGCGCCTCCTCCACGTGGCGCAGCCGCTTCCACAGGTTGCGCACCTGCTTGGATTTCTGCTGGAACTCCAGACGGTCAACCGAGAGCCGGTCGTCCGTGTCCCGGCACAGCCACTCGATGCGCCGCCACAGCGCACCGACCTCATCCCGTAGGGAGTCGTACCTCCTCGCCAGCCTCCGCGCCGCCAGCACCCACAGGAGCAGGGCGGCGGCCACGGACATCAACAGCAAAACCTCAATCATTTCCATTTTGTTTTATTTTCTTTTTTTTATCGATCCGCCTGACCGCCTCGCGCTCCACGTCGCTCAGCTCCCAGACGATGATATCCTCCGCAGCCTTCTTCTCCGCAGCCTTCTTCTCCGCAGCCTTCTTCTTCGCAGCCTTCTTCTCCGCAGCCTTCTTCTCCGCAGCCTTCTTCTCCGAGATCAGCCATCCCTTGCCAAATATCCCCTTGCCGACGGCCTTCTGCGACGCGAGCGCGGACAGCGGCACCGGCGACACCTCGTCCCTCATCACCTTGAACTCCACCCCGTGCGTGGACAGGTAGCCCAGCATCGAGGAAGTGAGCACCTCTGGAGGGTACTCGAAGCGCGGCAAGGACACCGAAGCATAGCCTTTCGCCTTCTCCTGCGCCTCCTTTATCCTCTTCCTGAGGTCGGGCGCGGACATCGCAAACACGTCCCCGAAGAGGTTGGATATGAATCCGGTGTTGACCTTCGCCCCGTTGGCATACTCGACCGCACAGGCGCAAGGGATGTAGGTCAGAGAAGAAGAAGAAGAAAAGAGCGTCAGCTGCGGCCCGAACAGGAAGAAGCGGATCCCCCTGCCCTGATAGAATCTCAATATCCCGGCGAGGATGCTGAACGGCGGGTTGTCAACCACCACGTCACCCACCTTGTAGTCATAGGCCTCGTAGTCGCCGCCCGGCCAGAACGGACGCACTATGTTCGCGCCAGACAGATCCACCTTCTCACGGAGCCAGCCAAGGACGGCCTCGTACACCTCAACGGGCGTGTAGCAGTCGTCCGTCGTCAGTTTCGCCTTGAACTTCTCCGTGAACTCGCCGTAATCATCCTTGCCGACCTGCCCCTGAACATACTTGGCCTTCGGCCTGACCTCCTCGCCGAAGAGATCCAGTTGCTTTATCTCATCAGCCATAAGCCTACCTCCTTCTTGCAAACAAACCCTTGGAACCCATCTTCCCGAACATCCAGTCATCTCCGACCGGGTCCGACTGCCACCCGGTCTTCTCCGCCTTCGGCCTCCTACCCGCAGACGGCACCGGCTTGGCGCATCCGCAGCTCTTGGTCAGGCCTCCCCTTAGGCTCTGGGCGTAAACAACCCTTTCGGTCCCGCAGTCGCAGCGGCAAAGGCACGCCGTTCTCTTGTGCCCGTCCGTTGATGTTCTGGCCGTCATCCCCAGCACCGTCCATTTCCCGGACCTCTGTCCGGTCATGTCTCCATATCCTTTCACTCCGCCCATCTTACCGCATTTTGAAAAACCGGATGAGAGCCTCCGCGTCGAACCCCGGCACCGGCTTGAAATTCGCTATCGCCTTGTGCACCCTCTGACGCTTGTCGTTGCCCTGCGGATCACCGTCAACCCTCGAATAGTACAGTATCAGCAGCCGCACGATGTCGTCGGCGTAGGACTGCAAAGCCTCCGTGCGCTCCGCTATGCTCTCAGGCACGCGGCACATGGCGTAGTTGAATGTCTCGTCAAAGGCGGCCTCCAGTCCTTTCAGAAGGCCGTTGATTGACTTCTTGGCGTCGTTGAACGCCTGCTTCTTGCGCTGCACGAGGCAGTTCCTCGCGCCTATCTCGTCGAGGGCTCTCGCCATGCGCGCGCCCATAGTCTGGATGCCCCAGACCATCTCCAGCAGCACGCCAAGCGCGGCGTATCCCTCCGCGGAGAAGTCCGTGCAGTCGTTGTTTATAAGTATGTTTCCGTTCATTTCAAAATAAATTTAATTGTGTTCCTTTTTGTTCTTTACCAAGAATGAAGTCACAGATGAAGTTCCGCGCGTAGTCGGGGCTTATCATGCTGCGCTCCTCGGAGCATATCCCAGCTCTGATTCCGGGCTTAGCCTTGTTTATCGTTTTTGCTTTTTTGTCTTTTTGTTCTGTCAATCCGTATGTTGGTTTGCAGTTAATAAACCAATAAGCCGTAGGCTTCACAAAGTAATCACCTCGCAGCATACGATTGTTATCCACTAATGTCGGAGGCATCACGAAGTTTTCCTTCAAAAAAGTTTGTTCTGCCCAAGGGTTCTCCATTATCAATCTCAATCCACGCATTTTCGCCACTGTCAACATCTTTACCGCCAACCCGAAAAAATATTCTCTGTTATGGCTTCTTTCAAGTATCGCATCAGCCTTTTCCTTGTCTGACAACTTTCTATAATTTACACATCCAAATGAAAAAGCCATTTGCGATAATGCTGAAAAATATATACAAGGGAAAAACGCCATAATCAAATCATCGCAAGTAATCGAATCCCAAACCTTTGATTGCCCCCCCCC